AAGATAGAACATTATGATGTTTATTCCAAAAAATTAAGTTCGCAAAAATTATTAAGAGAAATTTCCCCTACAATTCAAGATGGGAATGTTTATGAGACAACACCAGGAACTACAGGAATCTTAATTAATGGGGTTGAGATACTGAATTATAAATCAAAAGACTCCGTTTATTACGATAGTATTCAAAATATTGATATTGTAAATCCCGGATCTGGTTATGACATTATCAATCCACCCGTACTGATTATACAAGACTCGGTTGGTACTGGAGCAACTGGATATTGCGCTGTTAGGGGATCTTTACAAGAAATCAGGATAGTTGATCCAGGATTTGATTATCTAGACACGCCAAAAATCAATATCACTGGTGGAAATGGCACTGGTGCCAAGGCAACTGCTTCGATGAAATTAATTGATCATCAAGTAAGTTTTAATTCAGAATCGAAATCTGCTTTTGTTAATCTGACAAATTCTACCATAGGATTTTCTACATATCACAAATTTAGAAAATCCGAGAAAGTAATATATAAAACTAATGCTCAACATGCTGTAGGTGGAATATCTACAAACTCAATTTACTATGTTTCCACTCCGGATTTACGTACAGTTAAATTACATAGAACCTTCAACGATGCCCTAGTGGGAATCAATACGATATCTTTAACCTCATTTGGAATAGGAAATCATTTCTTAGAATCTTATGATAAAAAGTCGGTACTATCCTCAATAATTGTTGAGGATGGTGGATCTAATTATGAAAATAAAAAGAGAACTATAACTTCATCTGGAATTAGCACTTCTCTAGGATATGTTAATATCATTAATCATGGATTCAGTTCTGGAGAAGTTGTAAAATATTCTACAGATGGGTCAGTAATAGGAGGTTTATCCAATAATACAAACTATTATATTACAAAAGTAGATGGTGATAATTTTAAACTTTCATCCGTTGGAATTGGAACGGATAATCAAGATTTCTATTATAAAACAAACCAATACCTACAATTAACTTCAGGTGGTTCTGGAACTCATATTTTTAACTATCCAGACATTACAGTAGAAGTTGTTGGTACTGTTGGTATAGCATCTACGAGTGATATCTTGTTTAAAGCAGTTGTTCAACCTATTTTTAGGGGATCAATTTCTTCAATATACTTAGAAAATAATGGTGTTGGATATGGATCTTCCGAAATTATTAATTTCAATAGAGTTCCAAATGTATTATTGAATAGTGGATCTGAATCCCAACTCATTCCAGTAATTAATAATGGAAAAATTGAGCAGGTGTTGATTAATAATCCAGGAAAAGATTATAACTGTCCACCTAATCTAACTATAACTACAAGTGGAAGTGGTATTGGGGCAATACTAACACCAATTGTCGAAAATGGTCAGATCAAATCCGTAAAAGTAATTGAAAGTGGTGGTGGATACGATCCAAATAACACATTTATTACGGTTTCTTCTGCTGGATCTGGAGCAGAGCTAGATCCAAAATTAAGAACTTGGACGATAAATCTATTTGAAAGATACTTCAATAGTATTACTGAAGATGATGGATTTATTTTCAATAATTTAAATTCGAAATATGGGCTTCAGTTTACTCATTTATATGCCCCAAGAAAGCTGAGAGAGAATGTATACTCTAAAGATATTAGTGGAAAAATTCTTTATGGAAGCTTTGACTTAAAAAAATCAAACAATCAAGAAGTCTCTTCAACAAACCATTCGCCAATAATTGGATGGGCATATGATGGAAATCCAATTTATGGTCCATATGGATTCTCCGAAAAGACTGGTGGAACTATTAGTAGGATGAGATCTGGATATGTATTGAATCCTCTTTCCAATAGACCACCGTTCCCAGTAGGATTTTTCGTTGAAGATTATGAGTATAGGAATGAAGACGAGGATACTATTTTAGACGAATACAATGGAAGATTCTGTATTACTCCAGATTTTCCAAATGGAACTTATGCTTATTTTGCGACTATAAGTGATGTTGTTTCAAATAACTTTAATGGTTACAGATTACCAGTCTTCCCATATTTAATTGGAAATAGATTCAAGTCTGTACCAAATGAATTTAATTTTAGTAGAAATTCTAATCAAGATGATTTTGATTTAAATGAAACTACTTGGTCCAGAAATACATCTCCATATAATTTACTTAAAGATGACTCATCATATTCATATTTGAATCTACCAAACTTATTAAACCAAACTGTAGATATCAAATATTCATCCCACGGTTCAATAGAAAATGTCGGCATATTGACTGGAGGAACAAATTATAAGGTAAATGATAAAGTCGTATTTGATGAAGGAGGAACTTCTGGTTTTGGATTTGCTTCCAAAGTTTCTAGAGTTAAAGGTAAAAATGTAAATTATGTTAGTACCTCAAGTACCACGATATATAATGCCGAAATTTATCCGTCAGAAGGAAATAAAAATTATCTAATAGTTCAATCAGAAAATCCACATGGATTTTCAAATACAGATATTGTTTCTCTATCTGGTTTAAGTACAACAACATCTTTGTTAAATCGTTCATATATTATCGGAGTTTCCACAACAAACACACTTTCAATTTCAAGTCCATCTGGAATTGGATCGGTTGGAGTGACTGGTATATCTACTTACATATCAGTTTCAGGAAATCTCAGAAATTCTGATATTAGAGAAAATGATATTTTCTTACTTGGTAGCGAAAAAGTAAAAGTACTAAACGTAGATGTTCCATCTTCTAGAATTAGAATTGTAAGAGCGATTGATGGAACAATAGGAGTTGCTCATAGTTTTACTGAAGTTTTATATGAAATTCCAAGAAGGTTCTCAATTAATGTAGGTCCAACAACTTCATATTCATATAAACCAAATAGAGAAATTTACTTTGATCCTAAAGATTCTCTTGGTATTGGAACTATTTCTGGAGCGGGAATAGGAAAAACAATTACATTCTCAAATCCTGGAGTTGGAGATACTCAAATTTTCATTCCAACAAGAACAATCTATATCCCCAATCACAATTTACAGACCGGAGATAAACTTACATATTCAACCAATTCGGGAGATCCAATTTCCGTTTCAAATACTGGTTCCGATACCTTTACTTTAGCGGACCAATCTTCGATTTATGTTGCTAAAATTACCAATGACCTAATTGGAATATCAACAGTAAAAGTTGGATTGGGAAGCACTGGTACATTTGTTGGAATAGCAACTACTACAAACTCCACAAGTACACTATATTTGGTTGGATTTGGTACTGGAACCCACCACAGTTTTGAAACAAATTATTCAAAATTAACTGGTCAAGCATCAAAAAATACAGTCACAGTTTCTACTGCTCAAACTCATGGTTTAATAAACAATGATTTTGTTTTTGTGGGCATAAATCCCGGAGTATCAACTTCTATTATCGTTAAGTATGATGACTATAATAGAAAGTTATTGATAAACCCAAGAACTTTTGTTTCTGCTGGAGTAAATACCAGCACAGATTCAATAACAATCATTAATCATGGTTTTGAAAATGGTCAGAAAGTTATTCATACTTCCAATGTTCCATCAATTGGGTTATCTAATAACCAAATCTATTACATAGTTGTTTTCGATAAAGATACTGTAAGATTATCTACTTCTTACTACAGTGCTACGGGATTAACTCCCAACATAGTTGGAATAACCTCAGCATCTTCTGGTACTTTATCTCCAGTAAATCCTCCAATTAAAGTTTATAGAAATTCAACCGTCAATTTTGATCTATCGGATTCATCCCTCTCATATTCAGCAGGTTCTTTATCCTATTCTGCTTTTGAATTAAATTTCTATACCGATTCAAATTATACACAAATTTTCGATAAATCTCAAAATAGCGAAAGTATTGAAGTAAGTAGGGTTGGAAGAGTTGGTATTGATAGTACATCCAAAGTTTCTTTATCTATTAACAATAACACTCCACAAAAGTTATATTATAAGTTAGATCCAATCTATAGTGCTTCGTTGCCAGCAACAAAAGCAGAAGTTAATGTAGATTCTTCTGTTATTTCCAATAATGAGATACAAGTTCTCTTTAGTGAGTATAATGGAAAACATAAGATTGTATCAACCTCTTCCTCTTCATTTACATATAACCTAGAAAAAAATCCAGAATCTTTATACTATAATACTTCTTCAAACATCACTTATGAAACAAATTCTTTGAGTGCTTTTGGTGCTATTTCTAAGATCGATGTTCTGTCCAAGGGTCAAAATTACAATAAAATACCAAAATTCTCAAAAGTAAATTCTACTTTAGGTAATGGTGCCATTTTAGAAGCATCAAGTACAACAATAGGAAAAGTCAAGAAAACAAAGTTAAATGATATTGGATTTGACTTCTCTTACGACAAAACAGTAAGACCAAATGTAATTCTACCCCAAGTTTTAAAGATAGAACCATTAAATTCTATAGATTATATTGGAATTTCTTCAAATGGAAGAGGTTATTTAACCGCACCAAAACTTATCATTTTAGACGGGAAAACAAATGAAGTTTTGTCAGAGATTGACTTAAAATATTCTCTAGGGGATGAATATGTCACTATACTAAAAAATACATATAGACTCAATGACGTAAATCCAACAATTATACCAACACAAAATTCTAACGGTGTCGGAATAGGTTCTATTTCATACAACCAATCGAATAATGATGTGACAGTATCTCTAGCGGTTGGATTTAGTACAGCAGATTCCTTCCCATTTGCGGTTAATGATAGAGTTTTAATTGAGAATATTAGTGTTGGAATTAATTCCACTGGTAAAGGATTTAATTCTGAAGATTATAATTATCAACTGTTTACAATAACCAATGTCGATCCCAATATTGGTGGCATTGGAACAGTGACTTATAATTTAGGAAATTATCTATCTAATGGAGAATTTCCTGGAGCTTTTGATGAGATAAATTCGACTGGTAGAATAATCCCCGAAAAATATTTCCCACAATTTAATGTTAAAATAAAGCAGAATCAATTTGTCAATAAAGAAAACGTAGGATATGCTGGTTCTTCTAGTATAATTGGGTATGTGGAAAGTTGGGATGATCAGTCCAAGTTTGTAAAGATTTCTTCAAGAGAGATTATTCAGGAAGGAAGAATTCTTGAAGGATTATCTAGCAAAACCCAAGGCAGAATAAACTCTTCAATAAAATTTGAAGGATTCATTAATGTCGATGCATATTCTAGAACTGAAAGTGGTTGGAAAGAGGAAACTGGAATTCTGAATAATAATTTACAAAGAATTCAAGATAATTTCTATTATCAAAATTTCTCATATTCACTCAGTTCAAGAGTTCCATATGATACCTGGGAAGATGCTGTTGGATCTTTAAATCATACTGCAGGTTTTAAGAAGTTTTCTGACTATCAGTTGGAATCATTTGCTTATACCGGAATAAGCACAAACACTATATCAAATATAGATGTGACAGCTGACATTGATGGATTTGCTAACTTGAATTGTTTTTATGATTTTGATTTAGCATCAGAAAACGCGCTATCTATTAAATCTAAAGTTTTATCAGATGAAATAACTTTTTCAAGTAGAGTTCTTAATGATTACTTTGAGTCTGTTGGAAACAGAGTATTGTCTATAGATGATATAAGTCCACTCTTCAATAGTAATCCAAGATCAACAAATTTCTCAGTAGTTCATAGATTCTATCTTTCTGACGCTAGAGCACAAAAATATATTTCCTTTATAAGAGATAGAAGATATACATCCCAGAGACAGTTATTATTGTTCACTTTACTTCACGATAATTCAACTGGTTATTTGAATCAGTATGGCAGAGTAGAAACTACTTATGATTTGGGATCATTTGATTTTTCAGTAGAAGGTTCGGAAGGTTTAATTCTATTCTATCCAACAAAATATAAAGTAAATGATTATGATATTACAACTCTATCATATAATTTAAAAGATAGTTTTGCTGGTGTAGGGAGTACCTCTTTAGGTGGAATTGTTTCTATTAATACAAATACAACAACGGTCTCTTCCGGATCAACGACAACTATTGTTGGAGTAGGATCTACAAATACTTCCCTAAAAGTTTTAGTAGAAATTAATGGGGATAATGGACAATACCAATTCGACGAATTAAATCTAATTCACGATGGGTCAAATATTGAGTTCTTAGAGTATGGACAGTTGCTTTCCAATTCTGGATTGGGAACTTACTATCCATATTTCTCGGGTCCTAATTTAAATATTGATTTCACTCCAAACACTGGAATTGCAGCATCAGTAAGCACAATTCAAATATCTATAGCAAATACGACAATTACTGGTATTGGAACTTTTGATATTAGGTATGCAAGATTTGAGGCAAGCACTACTTCAATAGCATCTTCTACATCTCCAATATCAAATGTTATAGCCGAATATCCAAGTGATTATTATGGAGGATATTTTATCGTTCAAGTTTCTGATATAACGAATAATAGACATCAATTATCAGAAATTGTTTTGGTTAATGACGAAAATGATGCGTATTTAACCGAATTTGGTATTATAGAAACTTATGCTGGACTTGGAACTATAGGATCTATCAAAAATACCAATAATACTCAATTGACATTTACACCAAATTCAAATATTGAAACTCAAGTTAAGGTCTTATTTAACTCATTGAATGTTTTTGATATAACCAATCCAGAAACTCAATATAACAACAATACTGCTGTTTCTGATTATGGAATTTATTATGGAACTGAAAGAGACATTAAAAAGTCGTTTGAACTGAAGCACCAAGGTTATCCAATATTCCAAAGATACTTTGATGGAAGCGATTCTTCCATAGTGAGTGTTGGTTCTAGTATCATCAGAATACAAAATCATTTCTTCGTAACGGGGGAAAAGGTATCATACTCTTCTGGAGAGACTACAGCACTATCCACACCATCTCCAATTAGTATAGCATCTACTGATTTTGGTGTTGGTATTGGAACAACAGATAAGTTGCCATCATCAGTTTACATTATAAAAATTGACGACAATAGAATTCAATTGGCTAGAAATGTTGAAGATGCTTTGGCAACTTCACCAAAACCTCTACAAATAACCTCAGTTGGTATTGGCACAAGTCATGTATTTGCCTCAGTGAAGCAAAATGTGAAATCCCTAATTTCAATTGATAATATAATTCAGTCTCCAATAGTTTCCACTTCAACTACAACATATTTGTCAAATACCGTACTCACGGTTGATGATATTTTATATACGGACTCTACAACAAATCTTTTTGTTGGAGATTTGCTCAGAATAGACAATGAAATAATGAAAATTGAATCTGTCGGTGTTGGTAGCACTAATTCCATTAGAGTGGCAAGACCTTGGTTAGGAACTAATGTTTCAAATCATGTAATAGGTACTTCTATTACCAAAATTAACGGAAACTACAATATTATTGATAATACACTTCACTTTGCCGAAGCACCCTACGGAAATACTCCAATAGGAACTTCAACAAACTCGTCGGATGAGAGAGATTGGACTGATATATCAACAAGGTCTTCTTTCCACGGAAGAGTCTTCATGAGATCTGGAATTCAAGATTCATCTAATGAATCATATAATAAAAATTATACTTTTGATGATATTTCTCAACAATTTAATGGATTCCAAAACACTTTCTCATTAAGATCCAATAAATCCAATATTACCGACATTTTCGAAGAAAACGCAGTAATATTAGTAAATAATATCTTCCAATATCCCGGAATTAAAAATAATTATACTCTGGGCGAAAATGCCGGAATAACTTCTATTTCATTTGTTGGAACAGCAACCTCTCTTCCAACGGATATTAATACTTCAGGTCTTCCTGCTGGAGGCATAATTGTATCTGTAGGTTCTACTGAGGGATTTGGTTATCAACCTCTCGTCTCTGCTGGAGGTACAGCAATCGTATCTGCTGCTGGAACAATATCTTCTATTAGTATTGGAAATAGTGGTTCTGGATATAGATCATCTATTCAAACACCAAGTGGAATCGAATCAATTGTAGTTAGGGTTGGTGTAGCAACATCTTCTATTGGAACTCCAAATATTAGATTTATTGGAACAGCATCAGTAAGCAATGGAAATATTGTAAGTATTGCCATTACAAATCCTGGTGTAGGATATACCTCATCTAATCCACCATATGTTATTATAGATTCTCCAATATCATACTCAGATATTCCATTGATTTATAGTCAGTCATCATCTGGAATAGGAACTTGGGCAACTGCTGATATTGTGGTTGGACAAGGATCTAGCGTAATTAGTTTTGAAATTAAAAATACTGGGTATGGATATGAAGTTGGTGATATACTGACACTTCCCACAGGAGGTTCAACAGGAATTCCAACCACTACAAATACTATAATAAAAGAATTCCAAGTCTCTATTCAAAGTGTTGATAGGGATAAATTTTCTGGATGGTCTATGGGAGAATTTGAAGTTCTTGACGATATTAGTAGATTCTTCAATGGAAGTAGAACAATTTATCCATTATATCTCAATGGACAAATTACATCAATATATGCTAGAAAAGGATCTTCAATTAATATCCAAGATACTTTATTAGTTTTTGTAAATGACATTTTACAAGTTCCAGGTGAAGGTTATATATTCAACGGTGGAAGCAAAATTCAATTTACAGAAGCACTAAAAGAAGGTGATGTATGTAGAATTTTATTCTACAAAGGAAGTGGGGATAATGTTGATGTAATTTTCAATGATGTTATTGAAACTGTTAAGATTGGTGATGATTTACAATTAACATATGATTCTTATGTTGGACAGTCTCCAAGTTTACTAGAAGATGAGAGAAAAGTTACTGAGATAATATCTATCAATACTGTTGAAACAAATCCATATTTTGGTCCAGGAAATACTTTAAATTCATCTCTAACTAGACCAATTACTTGGTGTAAACAGACTGAGGATCTTGTTATCAACGAAAAGAATATTACAAAAGATAGAGTTCTCTATGAACCCATAATTAATCCAACCACTAACATAATACAACCAGTTGGAGTTGGTTCAACGATAATTTATGTAGAAAATGTAAGACCATTCTTTAATCCCGCTAACGAAAATAATACTTCACTCGATTTCCAAAATAGAATTACTTTCATCTCTCAGGATGTAAAAGTTTCTGCTAGTGCTACTGCTGTAGTATCAGCAGCTGGAACAATATCTTCGATTATTATTGGAGATGGTGGTTTTGGATACGAAACATCCCCAGTTGTCATTATTCAAAATCCAATTGGTATTGGATCTACTACATCTACGGCAGTTGCTTCAATAACTTCGGGTATTGTAACCTCTATCAGTATTACTGGGATCGTTACTGGATATTCTTCATCAAATCCACCATCAGTATTAATTGAACCACCAACACTTGATGTAGAGACTAATAAAGTAGTATCATATTCTGGCGATTCTGGAGTAATTGTTGGAGTTGGAACAAGTGGAATTGGATTATATACAAATATTATCTTAGATCTTTTTATTCCACCAAGTTCTCCACTTAGAAATACTTCTTTAGTTGGATCTGCCGTTACTATTAGTTCCATTTCTGTTGGAGACTTTTTCGTAGTTTCTGACTCAAATGTTGGATTATCGACTAGTTATTTTAATTCTGTTGATTCATCCGGAGCAATTGTTGGAGTTTCTACTCAATTTATAGATACTGTCTATAAGGTCAATCTAGTAGAAACTAGGGTGTCTAATGTTGTTGGTGTTGGCACCACATATATCAGAAGAGTTTTTGCCAATGTTGTTGGTCTTGGAACTATAACTTTTGATTCGACAAATATAACTTTTGATTCCTCAGTTTATACTTTTGATAGTGTGGGAGTATCTTCTATAGCATATGCCGGAGGAATTTCTACAAATTACTTTGGCAATTATAGTTGGGGTAAAATTCAATTGAGATCTAGGTCTAAGCAAATATCATATAATTATTATGGAAATAATGGAACTGTTGGAATAGTGACTTCTGCTTTAGTAAGAAGAACTGCTCCTTTAAAATACATTAATTACATAGTCTAAATATTTTTAAACATAACGCACTATAATGGCAAAGTTAGGGATAAGCACAGGAACTGTACCTAATAATGGAACAGGCGATAGTCTGATAGTTGGTGCTATTAAAATTAACAGTAACTTTAGCGAAATTTATAGTGCGATAGGTGATGGTACAAATATTACAAATAGTATTGGATACGCTACAACAGCAGGTATAGCGACTTATTCTACTTCTAGTGGTATAGCAACTTATGCTACAACAGCAGGTATAGCGACTTATTCTACTTCTAGTGGTATAGCAACTTATGCTACAACAGCAGGTATAGCAACTTATGCTACAACAGCAGGTATAGCGACTTATTCTACTTCTAGTGGTATAGCAACTTATGCTACAACAGCAGGTATAGCGACTTATTCTACTTCTAGTGGTATAGCAACTTATGCTACAACAGCAGGAGTCTCTACAAATGTTATGGGTGGTATATCATCAGTTTCAACTCTCAGTGTATCTGGAGTATCGACTTTAGGAAACACTATAGTTGGTGGTGCTACAACTCAACTAGTGGTCAACGGTGATGCCAGAATTACTGGAATTCTTACAATAGGTACTTCAAGTATTACTTTAAATGGTTCATCTAATACCATTAAAGTTGGATCTGGAGTTACAATTGATGGTAATGCTGGAACAATTAGTCTCAATGGAAGCACTTTAACCGGCGTAGGAGTAACTTCAATTACTGCTGGTTCTGGTATTTCTGTTGATCAATCAACTGGAAATGTAACAATAACTGCTACTGGTGGTGGTGGGGGTGGAGACTCATACTGGATATCAACAGCAGCAGGAATTCATACACTTTCGAATGTTGGTATAGGAACCACAAATCCAACAAGTGCTCTTACCGTTTCTGGTAATGTAAGTGTTTCTGGTGTTACAACAACAGCAACTCTTAATGTAGGAACTGGTGGAACTATAATCACCACAACTTCTAGTGGTCTGGTTGGAATAAACGTCACGAATCCCAGAACAACATTCCAAGTTGGATCTGCTGCAACAAATAAAACTATGTTTGTTGTGAATAGTTTTGGTGATGTTGGCATAGGAACCACAAATCCAGATCATTATGATGGTTATGGAGTTTTAGCAATTGACGGATACTCGATTGGTGGTGGTAATATAATTGGCGGCGGCAATATCATCCTCAAATCTAATGGGAAAACTTTCTTTGATCTTTATTCTTTAACTGACCCAACTAATATCGGTGGTACTGGATTAGGATTTTCTTCTGAAACTGTTCTAGCACTTAATAGACCTTTTGAAATTACACAGGGGCTTGACTATGCTGGAGGAAATTCTCCCAGTTATGCTACAGTTATTTTAACAAGCACTTATGTTGGAATAGGAACCACAAATCCATTATATAGTTTAGAAGTTAATGGTAACGCAAGAGTTGGTATAGATACTTCTGCTGGAATAATTCTTACATCACCAAATGGAACAAAGTACCAACTCTTTGTAGAAAATGATGGTGCTTTAAAGACTGTTGCGGTATAACTAATAAATAGATAAAAAACTCCCCAAATGGCAGCTATTATAACTGATCAGATTAGAATATTAAACGCAAAGAATTTCATTGCTGGAGTAACTACTTCAACTAACTCATATTATACCTTTGTGGGTCTTTCTAATCCAACAGAAATTCAAAGTGATTGGGATACCAATCCACCATCTCCAAGAGATAACTTCAATGAGGAGAATAGTTATTGGGATACAATGATTGCTTTGAAAAAAATTACATCATCGGATGTTCGTCAAGTTATACCAAAGAGGGTTTGGTCTTCTGGAACTACATATGACTACTATAGACACGATTATAGTAGATCAAATCCAGCCCCAGTGTCAGGATCTACCAGTTTATATTCATCTTCATATTATGTTTTAAATAGCGACTATAGAGTTTACATTTGTCTACAGAATGGAACCAGTCCCGACTATCCTAACGGTAGACCATCATTAGATGAACCAACTTTTGTGGATCTAGAACCAAGATCTGCTGGAACAAGTGGTGACGGTTATGTTTGGAAATATATCTACACAATTAAACCAAGCGATATCGTAAAGTTTGAATCAACTCAGTTTATGCCTGTCCCATCAAATTGGGAAACTAGTATTGATAATGCTGCGGTTAGAAATAACGCCATTGATGGGTCTATAAAAGTAGTGACCATCACAAATAGGGGTGTTGGGGTAGGAACTGCTAATAGAACATATACCGGAGTTCCAATTAGGGGAGATGGAACAGGAGCTGAATGTACGATAGTAGTCAATAATGACCAAAAAGTTGAATCTATCGTAGTTTCAAACCAAGGATCAGGATATACTTATGGTAATGTAGATTTGGTTGCGGGAAATGTTCCTACCGGGTCAGTAAGACCAACTTTTAATGTCATTATTCCACCTAAAGGTGGTCATGGATCAGATGTCTATAGAGAATTGGGTGCTTATAATGTACTACTTTATTCTAGAATCGAAAACGATTCAGAAAATCCCGATTTTATAACTGGAAATCAAATAGCAAGAGTTGGTGTAGTAGAAAACCCATTACAATTTGGTTCTACTCAAATTTTAACAACAGATAAAGCAAGTGCTTCTTACGCAATAAGACTTGTTGGTGCTGGTTATAGCACTGCTGTCTATACTCCAGATTCTTTGATCACACAAACTGTTGGAACTGGAATTACTGCTGTTGGAAAAGTTATTAGTTATGATCAAACTACAGGTGTTTTAAAATATTGGCAGGACAGAACTCTGGCTGGATTTAATACTGTCGGAACAGCACAATCAACTCCACAATATGGATTTGACTTAACAGAGTTTACAAGTAATCCATTGTCTGGCGGAAGTCTAGTGATTAATGGAAATACTGGTGGAACTTTATCCATTAGCACATCTTTCACAGGTATATCTACTGTAATAAATAGTAGAACATACTATCTTGGTCAGTATTTTGCCAATGGTCTATCAAATCCAGAAGTTAAAAAATACTCTGGAAACATCATTTACGTTGATAATAGACCAGCAATAACAAGATCATCAAATCAAAAAGAAGATATCAAAGTCATTTTGCAGTTCTAAAGAATTATGTCCCAAGTAACAAACCTCAATGTGTCGCCATATTTTGACGATTTTGACGCAAATAATGACTACTACAAAGTACTTTTTAAGCCAGGATATCCAGTTCAAGCAAGAGAATTAACAACTTTACAGTCAATTCTCCAAAATCAAGTAGAAAAATTTGGACAACACTTCTTTAAAGAAGGTGCTAAGGTAATTCCTGGTAATACTTCATATAACCAATTTTATTATGCTGTAGAACTTAACAACACTTATCTCGGAGTTCCTCTAGATGCTTATGTAGAGCAACTAGTAGGATCAAAAATCACCGGACAAACTTCAGGTATTACCGCTGTAGTAGAAAAAGTTTTACTATCAACAGATTCTGAAAGAGGTAATGTTACTTTATACGTAAATTATTTGAGTTCTAGCACTCAAAATAATTCGACAGTTCAATTTTTAGACGGCGAAAATCTTTCATCGAATATAACCATTACATCGGGTTTACTTGGCAATACATCTATTAATTCGGGTTCTCCATTTGGAATCACGATAGCAAATAATGCTACTTCAATTGGATCCGCATTTTCTATTACAGAAGGTGTTTATTTTATAAGAGGTCATTTTGTCACTGTAAATACAGAAACTCTTATTCTTGATCAGTATTCTAATAATCCAAGTTATAGAGTTGGTTTATTTGTCGATGAGCAAGTTGTCAACTATACAATTGACGAATCTTTAAACGATAACTCTCAAGGATTTAATAATTACGCTGCTCCAGGAGCAGATAGATTAAAAATTTCAGTTTCTTTATTCAAAAAAGATTTAACTGATTTTAATGATAATAATTTTATTGAACTTGCTACAATCAGTGATGGCGTTTTAAGAGTAAATAGAACTCCAAAAGAATATAATCTCATACAAGATGAGTTAGCTAGAAGAACTTATGCGGAATCTGGCGATTATTATATAACCCCATTTGATCTAAGTATTAAAGAATCACTGAACGATGGATTAGGAAATAGAGGAGTATTTAATCAGGGACAGTTTACTTATGGAGGTTCCACTCCATCAGACAATCTGGCAATATATCAGATTTCTCCAGGTAAAGCATTTGTTAGAGGATATGAGGTAGAAACAGTATCTCCTTCATTCTTGGATGCCGAAAAACCAAGAACAACTGCTACTCTAAAAGATCTTGCGATCAATTATAACACAGGTTCAACTTTAGTGTTAAATCGGGTTTATGGATCTCCAACTATTGGAATTGGAAATACTTATGTTTTGAGCCTAAGAGACCAAAGAGTTGGAACAGCATCAACAATTCCCACAGGTAAAGAAATTGGTGTTGCTAGAGTTTATGATTTTAGATTAGAATCTGGTTCTTACGATTCGGCAAATTCAAATTTAAATCAGTGGAATATTTCTCTATATGACGTTCAAACAACAACTGAAATAACTCTAAATGAGCCAATTACTCTTTCTGTTCCAACTTTTGTAAAGGGAAGAAGTAGTGGTGCTACGGCATTTTTAAAGAATTCCGTTTCTAATAGCACTTCGATCACACTTTATCAAAAGACTGGCGATTTCATTCCAAACGAATCCTTTATTTTCGATGGAATTAGTAATACTAGAGTTGCTGTAGCAGTAACTTCTTACGGAATTTCTGATGTAAAATCTGTTTATGGAATTGTTGGAACAGCAAAGACATTTAATGCCGATACTGTACAGTCAGATTTCTTCAATGTAGGAATAGCAACTATTAGTGGGGCAAGCGGCGGAATTAGTACCATCACTAGCACTAATGAAAATTTCCCAGGAAAAATAGTTAAAGTAGGGAACATCGTAAAATTTAGCAATAATTCATCATCAGAACCAGTATATGCTAGTGTTGTAAGTGTTGGAAAAACTACGATATCAATTTCAGGCGTATCAACTGTATCGGGTATAAATCAGGGTGGTCTACCCGCAAGTGCTCTCAATGTATCTGACTTTAAGATTTTAGGAACTAGAACTACACGTTCTACAGATGATACTTTGTATACTGTTTTACCAAGACCAAATGTAGCATCAGTAGATTTAACCGATGCTTCGTTAACGATAAGAAAAACTTATAATGTGGCAATAAGTGGAAATCAACTTTCGACTCCAGTCACTGCTGATGTAAATGAGACTTTCCTACCTTTCGATGAGGAAAGATATTCTTTAATTAGATCTGATGGTAGTACTGAAGTTCTGACTTCTGACAAATTTGATTTTATTAACGGATCAACTCAGGTTCAAATCTATAATCTGGGAGGAAATGATACAGCGACTCTAGTTGCCACTCTCAAAAAGATTAAACCAAAATCAAAGATTAAACTAAAGAATAGGGTTGGTACATTAATCGTTGATAGATCAAAATATGAATCTTCTGGAATTGGTTCAACTACATTAAATGATGGACTAACTTATGGAAATTATCCATATGGAACTAGGGTTCAGGACGAAAATATTTCTCTAAATGTTCCCGATGTTATTAATGTTTTTGGAGTTTATGAATCAAAATCGACAGATAATCCATCAGCACCAACTTTAATTCTTTCCTCAATAAGTGGACCAACAACAAAAACTGGAGATTTGATTATTGGCGAACAATTTGTTGGTCAGTTGAGTGGTGCTATTGGTGTATGTGCCGAAAGATTGACAGATTCTCAGATTTCATTCATTCCCCTAAATGAAAATACTTTTAGAGAAGGAGAAAGTCTCATCTTCTCCGAATCTAATATTCAGGCAGTTATTACCACAGTAGATTCACCAAGTTCTAATATTTCATCAAACTTTAAGTTTGAGAATGGACAAAAAGGATCGTTCTATGGACACGGTTTACTTAGCAGAGTATCCTCGGCAACTGAGCCATCAAGAAAGTTAAAAATATATTATGCCAACGGATACTATCAAAGTTCTGATGATGGAGATATCACAACTGTAGATTCATATCGTGGGTTTGATTACAGGAAAGATATTCAAATCGTAAACTCACTAAGAAACTCTGATATGATCGATATCAGACCAAGAGTTTCCGCGTATACATTGTCAGAAAATTCCAGATCTCCACTAGAATTTTATGGAAGAACTTTTAGTGGATCTGGAAACTCCGCTACTAATATTCTAGCATCTGATGAGTCTATAGTTACTACATTCTCATATTATCTTGGCAGAATTGATAGAATCTATGTGCGTAAAGACGGAACTTTCCAAGTTAAATATGGAGTTCCTTCAGAAAAACCAGAAAAACCAATTTCTGTAGATGATGCTCTGGAAATTGCTACTGTTACTCTTCCTCCATATCTATTTGATATATCTCAAGCATCTGTTCAATTCTTGGAACATAAGAGATATAGAATGGTTGATATCAAGCAACTTGAAAACAGAATCAAAAATCTTGAGTATTATACTTCACTATCAATGCTTGAGTCTAATACCGCAAATCTATTTGTTCCAGATTCTGATGGATTAGATAGATTTAAGTCAGGTTTCTTTGTAGACAATTTCAGTTCATTAAATTCTCAAGAAAATGGTCTTCCATTCGAGAATAGTATTGATCCAAGAAATAAAGAACTAAGACCAAAACATTACACGACTGCTATTGATCTTATCCAAGGTCCAGTTGAGGGATTAGATTCTCAGGCAGATATCCTTTTTGAAGCTCCAGAAGGAAATAATATAAGAAAGACTGGAGATCTTATAACACTAGACTATTCTGAAGTTGAGTGGTTAAAACAATCATTCGCAACTAGAACAGAAAACGTAACTCCTTTTGTAATCAGTTTCTGGCAAGGTACTATTGAGTTAACACCTACAACAGACACTTGGGTAGATACAGTAAGACTTGATGCTAAAATTAT